TATAAACTATACCCCCGATGGAACATGGGCTACATATAAAGGTGGAAGACCAGTTGCAACTACTCTCACTCTTCAATTTAAAGAATTGAAACTGGTATATGCAGATGATATCACAGTAGAAGGAGCAACTTACTGATGTACTTCAATCTAATTCCTAACATTGAATACGACGTAAAGCCCATCGACTATCCTTTCACTGGGTCAGACTTTGTAACTGCAAAGAACTTCTTCAGGAGATATCAAATCAATCCTGACATCTTTGGTTACTCTGTATACTACAAGAAATATTCTGTCGAAGATGGCGAGACGCCAGCGACCATTGCTAACGCAACTTACGATAGTCCATTCTATGACTGGGTTGTTGTTCTAACTAACAATCTCATCAACCCATTGTTTGAGTGGCCTAGATCTTCTAACGCCATTCAGAAACACTCCGAAAAGAAATACGCTAACGCATACGCCCCACTGTATTACGAAACTGATGAAGTAAAAACTAGTCAGTATTTACTGGGTGATGCTACAAACAGAAGAGTGTACAATGTTGCTCTAGAATCTGGCATTAAAGTAGACGAAGACTTCTATAACACACCATTCACATACTGGGATGGATCTAATACTATCACTGTTCCTGGTTCATCTGTATCTCATCCAGTGTCTGGATATGAACATGAGATTAGAGAAAACGATAGACGTAGAGAAATTTATCTACTGAAGAGTAATTATCTACAGCAGTTTGTTACTGAATTTAAGAACAGTAACAACTACAAGAAGTCATCTGACTTCATCTCCAAGAGATTAAAAAAGACAGGAGTCTGACGACCCCTGTCTCTGTGTGATCATTCTTCAGCGAGTCGCTGGAAGTATGAGAGTGCATCATCGTCATCATCAGATGATGCGGAAGGAGTGGAAGACATTGCTGTGATGTCGGGATCGTTGAACCCTCCAGCAGTGTTGTAAGGAACGGGGTCCTGTTCCTCTTCCTCTTGTGCCTGTGCTACAGGGCGCGGGGTCGAAAGACCAAGCACAGCATTCAGACGGTTCTCAATAGCATCATACTCTTTGAACTCTCCAGGGGCAGTGAAAGCCTCCAGACTGTATGCTTGCTTCCAGATTGTCTCCATCTCGTCATCATCAGGAGACAGTGCAGCAGGAGCAGTGAACTCGGACGCATCGTAGTTCCAGTAACCAGCGACGGTACGAATCTTCAGCTTGAAGTTAGCACCTTCCCAGAAATCAAATACATTTACAGGAGTTTCGTCTTGGAATTCAGGTTGCATGGCAGCGATGATCTTATCATGGATCTTCTTGCCATACTTATAAAGGAAGACTTTCCCTTCATTTTCAGGGTGCTTGGGGTCACTCACAACGAGGATGTTGGAGTAGTATTCAAGCTTGCGCTTCTGCTTACGCGCAATTTCTTTGTCGCTCTCAACACCACTGTTCCACAGCTTGTTGTTGTGGGCACAGACAGGACACTGGTCGCCCTTGGTGGTGAGGCAGTTTTCGATCAACCAACCGCCAGGACCTTGGAAGGCGTGGCGATATAGTTTTGCCCAGGGGAGGGTCTCACCCTCGGGTGCGGGAAGGAAACGGATGACTGCGTAACCGTTCCCCGAAGCGTCAAGTTCGGGCTTCCACAGACGTTCGTCGGCACCACCTGAAGTAGTGCTGGACTTGGTGAGTTCCTTCTGAAGGAAGTCAAAGTTAGTCTGGGACTTGCGCTTAAGATCTGCAAAAGACATAGGATTGTTCGGATAGTTTGGATTTGGTTTGTGTGACCCCGCGTCACCAACGTATTATAACACAGGCAGAAGGAGGGGTCAAGACCCTTCTGCCTCTAGGTGACGCTTCATCATCTGGACCTTGCTGATCAACTCATCAAAGATCACTGAAGCGTCTTCATTCTCGGCAGCACCATACATCATAGCAGCTTGCTTAATACTGTCTGCCATCTCTTGTGCTTCTTCATCATCACTCAACTTAAGACGAAAGTAAAATACTTTCTGCTTCTCAATCATTTCTTCAAGAACATTGAAGTAATTCATTTGCTTTTCAGGAGACAGTGCAGGGAATGCCACCATTGATTTCATGCAATACTCTTGCATTTTTGCAAGTTCTTGTAGGTCTCCCTGGACCATCTCGGATCTGAAGAAGTCACTCATACCAACATCAGTTTAGCTCTACTTGTTTTCTTAATGTAATTAAGTTTCTGTGCGTCGTACTTAAGTTTTTCTTTTAGAGGTTTGCTAATCAGTTTAGACACCGATTCAATTTCAATCTCATGTGTTTCACAGTAGTGAACAATCGCATCGATGTAATTCATTTTATTTTCGTATGCAATTTTCTCAACGTCCTGCGAAAATTTCGCAGTGGTCATAAATTTATCCTCCAGTTTTTCTAGCATGTTTCTCTTGATACTCCTTGATGTATGCTTGCAATGACAAAAGGTATTCCTTTTTAGGTGGCATAACTTTTACTTGAGTGTCACCATTTTCACAAGCAACAATCGTAACAAGTTTCTTTACAGACAATCCATATACTTCCTGTAGCATACATGCGTAGCCACATTCTTGCACATAATAGTCGTAAAGATATTGCTCCTTCTTTGGTGCTTCTGCTGTCTTAAAGTCAATGATGGCTAGTTCTCCCTCATACTCTGCAATGCAGTCCACTCGTCCTGCAATTTGTAAAACATCAGAGTATAGTGCCGCCTCTTGTAGGTATACCCTATTTATACGATCAAGAATTTCACGAGATGAATGGAACATTGTCCAAGGCAAGGGCATGTCCTTGTACTTTTCCGTATCAAGTTCGTTGTTGATGTAATCTTCAACGAGTTTGTGGTAGCGTGTGCCTCTACCTGCAGCACGGTTAGACTTTGCTTGTGCTTTGTCTTTACCTACCCGTGCCCTCCACTTGGCAAGTCCTGCTTGCTTGGCAGAGTTGTTGCTGATGACAGTGGTGATTGATGGGTACTGACCACCAGTTGGGGTGAGATAATACCTCTTCCCATCAATCATTTCTGCTGTCATCTCAATAGGCTCAATGCCTTCCACATGATTAAAGATATGCATTAGAGTCCTAGGTTCATCTTACTGATTAGATAGGACTTGACGAGTCCAGAGCGAACGATGTCTTCGATACCATACTCAACCATTGAGAACTCTTTCATGTTCTCAAGGATCTTCTGGAAGTCAAGGATACCAGTACGCTCTTGTGCTTTCTGGAGATCCGACTGACGAGCATCACCACAGAACATGATCTTGGTGTCTTGACCACAGCGAGTCATGATTGAATCAAGCTCGTGGAAGTTCAGGTTCTGACACTCATCAATGATAACGATAGAGTTATCAAGTGTAGTACCACGGAGGAATGAGGTAGACCAGAATGATACGGTTTCCTGTGCCTTCAGATTTTCATAGAGCATCTCGAAGGATGCATCATCAGGCATCTCGAACATGTATTTTACCATGTTCTTGTAAGGAATCTGATAGAGAGATGCTTTGTCTTCATGTGTACCAGGAAGGAATCCAATCTCTCTTGTCGCTACAAGTGAACGAACGATGTAGACTTTATCGTAAGGAGAGTCTTCATCAAGAACATCGCGGAGTGCAAGGTACAAAGCAACAAACGTTTTACCTGTACCTGCAGCACCATAAGCGAAAATGTTTTGACCCTTACCATACTCCTCGAACATAACACGTTGGTTATCTGTAAGAGGTTCTACTGGAAGTAGATAGGATGAATTAATAGGCTTCTTTCTTTTCATCTGCTTCACGGACATGCCGTTGATATCAGGTTGATTACGCTTTCTTGCTCTTGGCATAGTTTACCACTCAATAGTTGAACCAGGGACTTTAGATGCACGGGACATGATATCAGACCACCCTGGATGGGTCTTACTCATTTTGTTTTTCCAGTGCCCGACTTCTCCGACACCAGCGACACCAGCGGACCAATCTTTATCCCATTCTGGATTATCTTTTTTCCACTGTTCGTATTCTACCATAGACATGTAGAGTTCTTTCGTCTCTCCAGTCTCTTTATGTTTAACAGGATATGTAGGCATTAAGTCCACTCCAATGCTTCTGATACAGTAGGGAATTGCTCGACAAAGATATCTTTACAAGCGTTAGCGATGTCCATGTGTTCCTTCTGGGTTCCGTTGGCAGAACGCAGGGAAATATAATGGATCCAAGAGCGACACGAGCCGCTCATGTATAGTTTGGTTGGTACTGCCAAAGGTAGTACAAAACGAGCACACTCTTTTGCAATATTTGCATCGAGCATGTCTTTATATAGCTTCATTCCTGCTTCAAAGTGCTTTTGCATTTTGATCTGGAACTCCTGCCGTGTGAAAGGATCGATGTCATCAATAGAGTTCTGTCGATTCTTTGTGTCTTGACGACGCAGATCAGGTAGAGGAATTTCGTCTGCCAACATAGAACTGTCAGCATACCGCTGCGAAAACTCTTGATATGTAAAAGAACGGTGACGCAGTATTTGAGCTGCCAGTCCCCTGGTAGTCTCAATCTCAAGGGTCATGAATGCCTGCTCAAATACAGACCAGTGTTGATGCTTGACACAATACTTAAGGAGTCCCGCTACCTTCGGGTTCTCCTGATTGTTCGGGTTGCTGACTCTCGCTACGTACCCCATCGTCTTCTCCGCCTCTGGGGTCACTGAAATCAGTCTTACGTTCGACATAACCAAAACCTTTTCTTTTATTTGTTTGTTTGATGAGTGCTTCTTTAAGCAACTCGTCCGCATATGCACCGACAAGATTATCAAGTCCTTTGCCATTGCGAACGGCACTCTTAATTGCTTTCTTAAGAATACGTGATCGTTTCATGTGTGTATTATAACATAGTTTTGTCAATCTGTATACCCATCGTCATCATCGGTACTATGATAATGAGCTGGGTCATCAAAGTTTTCACCTTTGTGTAGGTAAGAGTCTGTGTCGGAATAGATCTCGGATTCTAATGCGTTTAGAAGAGACTTAAGATTCTTGTAGATTAATTTGAGCTTGTCTTTGTCCATAGTGTCCTCCCTTTCATTATATATTAGCATAAAAAAAGAGGGGTATCAACCCCTCCTGTTATACGTTGGTTCAACTTTTAAAAGTTGATCAAAGTATTCATGCAAGTGAATGCGATAGCAGGACCAGTATGTTACTCCTCTATATTTGAGTTGATAACAACTCGGTGGTCTGCTATCTTTATCCATGTCATCATAGTGATAAACATAGTGTTCCA